AGCTGACGGGTCAGTTCCGCGTTGGTGTCTTTTCCAAGTTGTTCAATGCGGTCACGTTCTTTTTCTGCTGCGGCTGCAACGTCTTCGCCACCCTGATCTACTTGCCGACGATACTTCTCGTAATAGGCGAAGATCTCTGGATCTCCTGCACCAAACGGCCCCATTCGCAAAATATTATCAAATTCATCCAAGGGGGCGGTGAAGATTATCTCTGCGCCCTCTTCGACATAACTCCACGTTTTGTCGACGCCGCGCATGAAGCCATCCCACCACTCTCCGACATTTACGTTGATCTTTTGAACCTCTACCCAGAAATCCATCAGTTTTTTAGCAAGTTCGTGCGTCCATGTTGTCCAAGCGTTCGATATCCCTTTCATCATCTCAGTAAAGACCAGCTCTACGCCTGCGCTTAGGATTTCCGCTGCAAGTTTGATATTGCCGGTTTGCAGGGCGGCGGTAATGCCTTCGACCATCTCGCCGGCATCATGTTTGGCCTTTTTAAATGAATTGGCAAGACCCTCGCCAAACACTGATATAAGGCCGATGACCAGAGTGAGTGTCGCGGCGAGGCCAGCGATTGTTATCGCATTAAAACCAGTGAACACGGCCATCGTTCCAAGGATGATAGCTTTGAGGGTTACCCATGCAGCGGTAAACACCGACATTGTGATCATGAGTATTTTTAAGACAATCGAAAATCCACTGATTGCGAATGCCGCGACTTTAAGAGCAGCGCCAAGTCCGAGTATGCTCGCGACGATCCCAGCCAGCGATACAAACAACGCGCCATTGGCTTTGATCCACGGCAGAATTGATTCGATAACAACACCCATTGCATCTGCTGCGTTTGACACCATTGGGCCAATGGCCTCACCGATGGTGGTGAATACAGAAACAACTGATTGCTTGAGTTTATTCCAGGCATAAGCCGTCGTCCCAGCCATCTTATTAAACGCTTCTTCGGCCGCGCCGGTTCGGTTCATCATAAAACCGAGATCTTCCTCCAAGCCTTCCGTATTGGCAGTGAGAGTCAAAGCAGCAGCGGCTGCACGCACATTGGGAAACAGTTTGGCCTGCGTCTCTGTATCGAGTTTTGAGATGCGTTTTATAAAGCCGAGAACGCCTCCCCAGGTTTGAAGAATCTGCGTATTCATCTCTTCGCCAAAGATTTCGGAAAACAGCTTGGCTGATTCTTTCGTTGGACGGATGATACTGCCAATGAACTGACGCGTAGCCGTCACCGCAATCTCAGGCTGAAGACCGGCTCGGGTGGTTGTAGCGAGAATCGCACCGAGTTCGGTCAGTTCGACTCCGGCCAGAGCGGCAAATGAGGTGGTTTTTCCAATGAACTGGGCCAGGTCATTGAACTGCAGTTTACCTCGCTTGACGGTGGTAAACAGTACGTCTGCGACATCACTCGCTTCGCTGGCGTCCATTCCGAAACTGTTTAAGACCGTCGTGACGGCATCAACCGCCGTTGCTGTGTCGGTTAGCCCTCCGACCGCTGCTTTGGCCGATACGCTTAACACCGACAGTGCATCCGCTGGGGCAATAGCTGCTGAGAGAATGTCATAAAGACCGCGTGCTATATTCTGGGTTGAGTCACCGAATTCGCGACTCATATCGAGCACGGTATTGCTAAACTTCTGCATGTGCTGTTGAGGTTCATCAAGCATAGTCGACACTTCGGCCATCTGCTTTTCAAAACCTGCATACGCTACTGTGGCTGCAATAAACGGTGTCGCAAACATCGCTCCGGTTGCGAGCATGCGGTTAGCGACGTTGTTCATCCTTGCGGAGAACCGTGCGAGTTTACGCTCGACAGCGTGCATACCCGTTGTCACTTTGTCGCGTAACGTCAACTCAACATATGCACCACCGGCACGAACAGTGGACGGATTGGATGGCGATTGCCTCATTTAATTGACTCCTGTGCCCGCGCCATGATGGTATTTTTTAGACCCTGATTAAGACCGCTTTTTGCAAGGAGCGTCGGCAAGGTCACGCTGATCACCTGTTCAAACGCCGGACGCATATACGGTCGTGCCTTGTAGCGAACAACCATTGTGCGGCGATGTTTCGGCCCAATGATGAGCCTGCCCTTATCATCTTTTTTCCAGTTCTGGTTCATCGTTTGTGAACCACCGTATTCAAGCAGCGCCGCAATGTTTCTCGTGCGTGGTAGTGGGCCAATAGAAACTGATAGGCTGTTCATATCGACTCCGAAGCTGATCGCTTTACGCAGCACCGGATTAACATGTGCAAACGGCGGGTTGCCAGGTTCGCTATAGGCCCAGCGTTTGTAGACTTCGCCGTTCCACCAGATGAGCTTTGGATCAGGCTTTCGCTTTCGGCGGTATCTCTGATTACGTTTAGCGGTGGTGTGAACACCGCCACCAAACTTAAACAGCAGCATCTCATATTTCCTGTCGAGCTGTCGGACGGCACGATCCTGCTTAAACACGACCTTATCCATTTTCATCGACAGGCCACGGCCGGCTCTGCGGGCAGTGTTAATGCTGCGTGCAGTGTTACGCACCACAAAACGACTCGCAGTGCTGTGCGAAAACGACGAGTTTGGAAGACGCTTGAGTTCTTCGTGAATATTACCCATCTGCATCGCCTCTGAGCAGTATTTTTAAATTAGTGATGTCACCTTCGGCATCAGCTTTCCTACGCTGCGTTTTTCGATACGGATGAAAATCAATGGCCGTCATCTTACGTGCATTCTTGGGCGAATTAATATTGACCAAAAGTGCCATCAGACTCGCTGTTTGATCCCAATTACTAAGCTCTCTGGCTTCGCGCATTTGCGAAAGTTCCCGCAGCGTAAACCGCCAAGGTTCTATTCCGCAGACTCCTGCACAAGTCCAGATGAGTTTCCAGGCGTCTTCTGCGAGATGTTCGCCAGTGCCTCGTCGTACTGCGCTTCCATCACCGCTTCCAGATCCTCGCTCATCACCTTGGCTATCGCCTCGGTCTGCTTGTCTCTGGCGAGCGTGTAACCGATTTTCCACGTTTCCCGCAACAGCTCGCCCTGTTTTGGGTTCGGGGAAAAATCCGCAAGACTTTCAACGAGTGCAACGATTGCCTGCTCGACGACCTCACCGGCCAGCGATCTGCCGAAGTCCTCATCCGAAAGCCCTCGTTCCTCGGCCTGGTCTTTACAGATCAGGTACAGGATGTCGATGGCTCGGATCAGGTCACCGGCAATCTCGCTTACCGTTTCCATCACATTTGGGTTCACCAGGTCAACGCCCAGTTCATCACGGACGCGTTTACAGGCCAGCACATTAATTTGCACTGTCCATTTGCGTCCTTCCGTATCCTTAAAACTTGCCATGTTGTTTATCGCCCTTTCGTTTTAATTCATTAGCTGATGGTTACCCACGCAGGTGCAGTGGAGCTGTAAGCCGTTTCAATTGTGACATCAACGGTCATTGCGTCTTCAAGCCCTTCGTTGATCGTAAAACCAGTCACAGTGAAGTCTGCTTCGAGTCCCTGCGTCTCGGATGTAGCACGATCACCATCGTAGATGCCAAATTTAATCGTGCTGTCGTCTGCATCGTCTGCAAGAAACGCGTCCATCACAGCTGTAAAGTTGTCATCCTCGGTGTCGTAAACCATCGTGAAGCTCACGCTTCCGTTTCTCAGCGTTGCGACACTCTGACGCCAGCCATTACCGCCTCGCGTAGTGACATCGCTCGTTGCTTTATCCAGGTTCAGGGTGACGTTTTGACAATTGTCAAATTCATACCATGTGCCGGACGCTTCGCGGTACATTTTCGCATTTAGGCCAAGTACAAAAGCCATTTTCCTACCTCACTTTCAAGTAGTTGAGTTGCACGACTTGTAAAAACTCGTGGTTCTCATTTAATAATTCGATGTCGAACACCGGCTCGATGGTTGCTCCGAGGTACGCAGCGCCTGCCATCGTCTGACGGTCGAGGCTCTCCACTACTTCTTCTGCAAATTTCAGCGAGCTTGAAATGTCCGGGTCTTCGGCCGGCGTAACCGGAATCCGAATCACCATCGCCAGCGTAAAAACGTGTTGGTTTTCACCGCGTGCGATGACGGTTAACTGTTCACTGGTTGGGTAAATCGTGATCTCAGCACTCGATAGCTCTTCACGCTCAAAGTCAGGCAGATAGGTTCTGCTAACAGAGAACGTTTGTGAGAGCGATTGAGCTGTCAGGTGCGTAACGGCCGCGTCGACAACCTGGGTGAGCTGCGAGTTTGACACTAAGCAGTCTCCCGAGTGTGAACACGAAGCACCTGGTGGTAAGGGTCGCAATAACGGAAAACGCGATCACCGGCGGCCGGCGTCACTGGACGTGTGGTTTCCACGCCGCCGACCGTCTCGGTAATCACATCTCCACGCTCTGGAAGTACAGGAGTACCGCCAATGACAAGATCATCGGCCGGAAACATAAAGTCCCGGCTAATTGAACTTTCCATGTACCCTTCGCCATCGCTTCTGACGAAATTCGTTTCACCAGGCACGGCTCGTACCAAAACACTTCTCTCGCCGCGCGTGTAGCGTATCTCTACGCCGGCGGCGGTCTGAAGCGTTTTAAAGTTCGAGCTGATGTGCGTGGCTAGTGACATTTAGCTAATCAGTGCCTCAGTTGATGAGATCTGATCAGTGACGATAATCGGCACGCCGAAAGCCTCTGCCGGATACGGTGCTGGAGCGCCGGTGGCATTGGTGGCTGTACGCGAATTCTGCAGTTGGAACAGTGAGCGACGATTCATCGCCAGCATGTTCGGCCCACGGCCGGCTGGGAATTTGCTCAGTGCTTCAGCGATCAGTGCATCGGTCAAACCTTTACCGGAATCTTCGGTAATGTTTGCGATACGACCGGCAGAGTAGCTGCTACCGTAGATCAAACCACAGTAGCCGGTGACGGCGGTGTAGTAGCTAGGGAATGTACCAGTCGTTGAACCGCTGGTTCGCACGATGGTCGTATCCTTGGCTTCGATCACGCCTTCATTGCCCCAGGCAACCTGTGTATCGTTGAATCCACTGCGGATGAGATATACAGACGATCCTGTGTCAGCGGTTGTACCGCCGGCTGAGATGACGGTTTCGTCAGCAACAGCATCAAGTTCATCAGAGAGTGATGCAAACCCGTTGGTGTGACCACCGTTGATAATTTCGTCCTCGATTGATGCCATCATGGACTGCATGTGATTTCTCATTTGCAGTGCGATGAAAGCAGCAGCGCCAAGGCGATAGCCTTCAGCGGCAGCAATATCGATGTTAAAACTCGCATCGGCAATGGCGAGATCAACACTGACCTGGGTGTATGTCGCCACGTCGTTATCCACGCCGTCATTGAGAAGTCGGAAATTACTAGCCGGCGCTGCAGTTTGCTTCATATAGAGTAATTGCGTACCA